AATCTAATGAGATTATATAATATAAATGAACAGATAACTTGGAGAGATAACGCAGATATATTATATAAAAGTATGTATAAAAGTACATGCTCTTCTGTATCTACATTTAAAGTTGGACTTTGGAGTTAAATATGATAAAAATAACTAATCATTTTAAATCATATAGGAAATTAAATCCTAATATGATAAAAGCAACCTTTGATAAAAACTATACAAGCAGAGTATGTCAAGACAGTAGTTGGTTTTTATATCAATGGATGTATAAAGCACGTTCAAATGGATGCACAACATATTGTGTAATATATATTGATGGGAGTGATTAAATGCAAAGAAAATGTCATTGTTGTAATACATTATTTGAAGTACATGGCAATCAAACACTATGTAACGATTGTCAAAACCCAGAAACTAGAAAAACTTTTGAACCATCTAAAGATGAATTAACTTGGCAACAAAAGTTTGATATTAAATGGGCACAATACGATGAAGAACATGAATTTGATGGTATCAAAGGTAAACGTGGTTCCAAAGCTACACATTGTTGTGTATGTGGTGCAAAATTACCACCAGTAAAAGAACGTAAATACGGTATATATTGTAGTAATAAGTGTAAAAGGATGAAATATGAAAAGTAATATTATACAAGAATTTAAAGGGTATATCAATAACGTACCTTTTGATAACCATAATTTATATTACAGCGTAGAATATATTTTGAATGAAATAGAAAGTACTTTTGATTTAGAGGTACCTTTCACACTAGTTAGGGATATGAAATACGCATTGCAATCAGCATTTGATGATATTTCAGAAACAACACAAGGTGAAATCGAAATCGAAATAGTTGATTGTATACATAACGCTTCTTCGATTGATGATTTAGAAATTGACAGTTATTGTATTCATCCACGATACTTTGATACTATTAATAAAAAACTAAAAGATTGGGATAATACATATGGTAAAGACCCAATTATGTTTGATTTCAATAATAATACGCTATGAAAGGTGGTGATTATCAAAGAATAGGTATGTTAATTTTTAATTGAAACAGTCATTATTTGGAGGTAAATAATATGAAAACAAATTTAAAAGAAAAACTACAAGCGATTAATGTAAAAGATACTCATGCTCGTGCTACATTCCAATACGATAATCATGGTGTACAATCTTCTATTACAAAAGATACTACAATCTATGAATTGGCTTTACTTGGTGTTGAAGTACATAAAGAAATTGTTCGTAGATGTGCTAAAGAAAGATTACCAGCTGATGAAGTGATTGACGTTGTTCGTGGCATGACAGAAATTGGTTTATACGAATTAGCTAAAGAACAGTTGAAATTGTTGATTGATGATGATGAAATTATCGAACGTATGTTAGATAGATAAAAAAAATAAGCCCCTTAATTGGGGCTTTTTTTATGTCCATTTTTAATCTTCAATCTCTTTAATACGATTAAATCGTGCGAGCATATCTTGTGTAACACGAGACTCAATGGTAGTAAAACGTGTTTCATTAATCGTTTTCTGTTCAGGAGCAAAACCAGCTCTATCTAATAGGTCTTTAGTAGCTTGGAATTTCACTTGGTCTGAACGAGCATTGAGTGCTAAATGATACATTTGGTCTGCCATTTCTTCTGCACGTTTCATGAATTTATCTTGGACTATTTGTTTTTGTTTTTCTAAGGCAATTTCCATTGTCTCAGTATGTTCTAGTAGTTTTGTAGGATAGTTAGGTGAATATCCTGCCTCTGCTTTAGCTAATGCTGTATTACCAGTCTCAGCTTTTACACGAGCGTATAATTCTTGTTGAGCACTAGGCTTCGGTTTCTTCTTGTATTCCGAGGGTCTTGGCTTCTTCACACGCTCTTCGATATTCTTCCTCTGTTTTATATCCATGTTCATACCCCCATTTATAATAACGAATACGACCTTTAGCTTTTTCGACCTTATCTTGTTCTAATAGTTTATTTTGTATTTCATCATCTACATTTAAACCTAATAGATATTCTGGAGGGAACGCAGATAAAATACCCATCTTATCTTTAGTAACAATAAGACTGCGACATTTTCTTCGTTTAGTAGCATCTAGTTTTATCATTCCTTCTTTTTTCATTGCAATTACTAAACGCTTATATCGTTGTTCCCTACTATCCAAAATATAGTCGATACTGTCAAGGGGGATATAAGTTTTAAAACCAACATTGATAAAAGCTGTATTTAACAAACTCATAAAGAATAACCCCTTTCAATTAAAGATTGTAGTTGATGGTCTAAATAAGGGATAACTTGGCGTTGGTGTTCAATACCATTCATTTCAGCAATATAGAAGCCACCAACAGTAGGGCGAATACCACTTGCTTTACAGTAATCAGGATATACTTGGAACGAACCTTGATGTAATTCCCAAATCTCTTTAGCTACTGGCTTCTTAACATACTTATTATGTTCAATGACTAATTTAGGAACCGCATACGGTTCATGGAAATGTTCATACCATGTTACATCAGCATTAAAATAATCATAATGATTTTTAGCCTTTTTGTGTTTATGTAAGATGTGATGAACGTAACAGTTCTTGTTTACATTAAAGTATACAATACCAAATTCACCTTTATACAAGTTTCGGTCGCCCAATAAACTTGCAATCATCATTTCAACATTAATAAATGCTTCGTTATACGCACGTGCACCATGATTACCTGCGATAATACCAATTAGCTGTCCTGTTTCATAAAGTGGCTTAATGTCATCTACAAGATTATATACTTGTTTATCACCACTACACCATTCTTCTAATACGTTACCTTTAGAATTCTTTGTAGTAGTATTTGTGCTATCCCCACCTAATACAACTTTACAGTTCGGACCTAATTCAACAAGCATATTAACTGCTTCTTGTAATTGTTTTCTATTATTTAAGCCCTCATGTACATCAGACAATACGGCTAACGCACCCTTTTCTGCATCTACACGTACCTGCATAATATGTTTTTCATAACTATCGTTTAGACTTTTTATTTTTCTTGCTAACACGCTTAATGTACTCCTTTACATCATCATCAATCGTTGGGTCTTGTTCTATGTAAAGCAATATAAATTTGCGTAATTCAGGCAATAAATGGTTTAAGCCATTATCAAGTACCTTAGTTTTCTTTTTGGAATACGCTCCTTGTTTGACATAGTATTCACCAGCTAAGACTTTTTTACAAAACGCTTTCCAAATTTTTGGTTTGCACATCATAGCATATGAATTGACCGCTTGCATAATCTTATTAATAGAAGCTGTACGTGAAAGTTTATCAAAATATTCACTAGGGTTAGCCATTTCTGCTTTTTCTTTATTTTTGTCATGTTGTCCTGTATTATAAAACCATTTTTTATCTCTACGATATGCTGTAGCATCTTCCCATTCTTCACGTTTTTGCATTAATTTACGGACAGTAATTATTCCTCTTTCAGGTGTTTCGGCTGCATTTACAATATCAATATACCATTGGTCGTAATCTTTAGCCATTTGTAGAACCTATACCACCTTTACGCTCTGTTTTAATTTGTTCACCAGATGTATAATAACGCAAAAATACACCTTGTGCAACACGTTCGCCGTTTTGAATAGTTACCTCTTCATCAGTATTATTGTATAATGCAATCATAATATGACCTTCATTATCATCGTTATTATAGTAATCCGCATCAATAATACCAGTCGAATTCGATAACATTAAACCACGTTTAATGCCAATAGAAGAGCGGATGTAAATCATTAGCACTTCATCTGGTCTCATAAACGCTTTAATACCAGTATCAAACACTTTAGTAGTATGAGGAGGGATGACCCCTCCATGTACTACGGAAATGTCATATCCTGCGGAACTGGCTGTTTTACGTGTTGGTACTACACCATTTTTAATATAAGATACACGTTCAAAACCTCGCAACATACAACCTCCTATTTATTAATATTGACTTCAGTAACGTAATGTTTTTGACCGTCCTTTTCATAAGAACGTGTTTGCAAACGACCTTCTGCATTAACAGGTTCACCTTCAACTGCATTTACGTATTGGTCAGCAAATTCATTCCATGCTACACAATTAACAAAAGATGTAAATTGTTTAGTTTCACCTTTTACTTCTACTTCGTCAACACATTTAACAGTAAAGTTACATACTTTGCCAGAACCAACTTCTTTGGTTTGAGGATTACGAGCCATAACGCCTTCGAGAATTACTTTGTTCATGTTTTACTCCTTAATTAATATAAACTGTGGTATATCGTCTACCAAAATTAATAGCTTCATCGTAGCTATCTACAAAAATATCAATAACCCCATATACACCATCTGCCATTCTATCTGCTACCGTGTATGGATTACCATCAATATACACCGTAGTGCCAAGTGGGTAGTCATTAGATGCAACGGCTCCTACATAGGGATATTCACCGTTAGCCATTACAGAACCAGTATGTGTATAAGCAGTAAGCTCTACATTAACTGGATATGCAAAAGTAATAAGTGGCAATATTGCCAAAATTGTTGTGATAATAAATAATCTTACCTGTTTAATAAAATCATCCTCTCTAAAATGTTTCGGAAATAGTACGCAGTAATTCCCTACAAGCATCTGCTTTGGCTTCGTAATACCTCATGTTTAGGAAATCATCTTCTTCTGCATAATAATCACGTTTACTTAAATATATTTCTTTCTTTGTTTCAATCATGTTAGTGAAGACCGCTACATTGTACTTCATCGGTTTCTGTTGTATCGTATTGTACACACTCTTTTCCGTATTGCTCATTTAGATACCCCTTTCTATTCTTTTGATATTCTGTATCACGAGCTAACAATGTATTAACACGCTGGATAAAAGCTATAACTGTAACTTCTGATTGTATTTTACCATGCCTATCAGCGAATGTCAAGTCTATAATTGATTGTGGTATTTGATATTCATATGCAATATTAACAATACCGTCATCTTCGTAAGATAAAACAACTTGTGTTCCATCACGTGATAGTTTGCCGTGTCGCATCCCTTCCATAGCGTAATCATCATCCATACTATCTATACTGTGATACGTGGTATACATTGCAATGCGTATATCTTCTGATGCGGAACGTAGAAATTCAGCTTTATTGAATAACTGGTCGATATTATCTACTGGTTTATTTGTTCGATAATATTCGTTAATTTTTTGTATTGTATCAAAATACTCTGAAAGGTAAGAACTCAAATAAGCCACCCCCAATCCTATTCTTAGGATTACTAATATCATATGGTATATATTTAGTACCTATATTAATTTCAAGTGTACCCCATTCAACTGCCATATATTCTACCTTAAAAATCATTTCTGGCAATTCACCTTTTTCGTAATCACCAAAATTACGTATAGCGGATGGTGATAAGAAATGAGCAACACCTTGTTGGTCTACATGTACTGTGCCATATACCCATTCGTTATTTTTCTTTGCTCTAAATAGTGATTTCATTATTTTACCTTGTTAATACCATCGACAATCATATTAATATAATCTTGTACATTAGTTTTTACGAAATCATTTGCACCTTGAATATTCTCAGGCGTTACAATATTAGCTACAGCCATGCTAATTAACACCTGTTTATTTGGAACAAATACTGATAACAACAGAGTTGTTACAAATAAAATACCAAGGAATTTCGATGCTAATTTACTAGCTTTAACGAGCTTAGTATATGCTTCTCGTTCTTTATCATCTATAATATATGGCATATTAACAACATGGAATGTATAAAAACCAAGGCTAACTATACAACACAAAGACGAAATAAAAGCCAACATATTTGACGTTTGCCTAATACTATCTACAATGCCAATAAAATATATCATCCAAGGACTAATTATCGGCTCCATTATTACCTCCTAATTCTGCAATTATCGCAATAAGAATAGGTAAAATTAAGATACATAATCCGCTAACAACTGTGCCTACAAACAGCCAAATTACAGTAGTGCCAGTTATACCAAACAAACCTAATAACCAACATACTGCACCAATAACTGTAACAACAGATAATACTTTAGTTAAAATAGCACATACTACGGTGAGTAATGTTAAAATACTTACAATCATAATAATTAATGTATTCATGCTAATTCCTTTCTAACAGGTGTTTTAGGTTGTTTTTTATGAGATGTAAAATCACAAGAAGTTTCCTTACAACCTTCACACATGCCCATATTGCTTAAATTAATAATATTAGGATAAATTTCATTTAATTGTATATAAATACTACGTGCAATAGCTTGATGCTCAGGAGAAGCACGCTTACACAAACGCTTTGGTAAATATTCCAACCACGCTCTAAGATTACCACTAACAGTCATTGTTACATTTGTCGCTAATGGTAATACATAACTAGCGATTTGATAAGGAACACCATCTTCAATTAATTCTTGATATTTTTTAATTTGGTCTTCAATAATTTTATTCATGCCTTCTGCAATTAATGTCGCATTAACAATACCAGACCAGCTATGAAGCTGAGAATTAAAATAACCACTATTGCTAAAATCAGTACCACGTGTAGATTTGACAGTGAATGATAACTGTCTATGACGTGTGATTTGTGCTAAACATTTTTGAGACATTTCAATATCAAAAGATGCATATGCATGTTCTAATAACGATAAATGACCAGAGCTTACTGCACGAACCAAAGATTGTTCTGTTGTGTTCACGCCATAACACTGTCCCATAGCATGGACAGGCATAGCTAATGGTGTATGATTAATCAGTGCTACTCTCATGTTCTACCTCGTATTTTATCCACTTTCCGTTTAAGTTAAATTCTAATGTATTCCAATCAACTTCAACAATACCTACATCCCAATTTGGATAATATTCATCTTCTGGATAACCATCTTCAAATACGACTTCCCATCGCTCATTATATTGAAGTTCATCTACAAAAAGATATTCATATCCATTGACTTCATCATCGAAACCACATGGTTCATATGGATTACCATATACAACACTACCATATACTAAATTACCTTTTTTATCTTTTGCTCTAAATAAATGGTCCATAGCTACCTCCTATGCTTCTAGTGTAGCACAAGGAGGGGTCGGCTGTCAACCCCTCGCTGAGCAAGGCTACCGCACTGGACAATGACCGTCCTCGCATTCACCACTTTCATCAATTTCAAAATCTTTACCTACGGTTTGTAGCTCAAATTCATATTTATTGACTAATTCTGGGTCAAGCGGTGCCATTTTAGATTTTAATTCTAAGTATTGTTCTTTGGTACATTCTTCATATGGCATTAAAGGATAGTAATCTTGATTTAGAGACAAGAATGAAATACCAACTACGTATTTCCAGTTGTTATCTAACCAATCTACTACATCATCCCATTCATCATCTTTAACTGTAACAGTAATAGATGTGTTATGGTCTACATAGAATTTCTGCATCATTTTATATTGTTCTAATTGTTCAATAGCTGATACATTGTACTTAGTAATAGTAGATTTAGACTTACAAGGGAATGTAATCACTTTTGTATTACCATCATCGCCTTGACCAACTTCATTATCAATTTGCCAACCATCTAAATACTTAACAGCTTGATATAATGGGGAGTTGGTAGAAATACGTACACGTCTGAAATAATATGGAGCGTGATTGTAATGAACACCAGCAGAGCAGCCACTAATTAATCCGCCTGTACCATCTGGTTGTACTGTTGTATATAATACTGGACGAGGACGATGATTTTCATCTGCGTATTCATTAGCCGCATCGTTAATCCACATTTTCATTAATACAAGTAATGCTTCTTGGTCAGATTTACTTAAAGTGCCAGCTACAGCATCTTGCCAACCTGTAATAGAACAACCAATCAAACGGTCTCTATGGTGAATTTCACTCCAACCTTCTAGTTCTAGTTCAGGTTCTGTTAGACGATAACAAGCACGTGCAGATAATTTACAAGCATCTTTGAGTTGAGGTATCATAACATTGCCACGTTCATCAATAAATTTAGATACGTTGATATTGGTAAGATTACATACAGCCTTAGCTGGCAATAAAATTTCCGCACACTGCCCTGTCATTAAACCATTGAAAATGCCAGTATGGTTTTTGTTTTCAGTGAAACAGTATACTGTAGGACAATTTCTAATATGTTCGATAGATGTAACATAGATAAATCTACTAGCATTACGATTTGGATTAGCTTGTAACTTAACACGATGTGTTGATAAACCTAAATCCATTAACTGTTTAACATACCAAGCAGAAATAGTTAATCGGTATGTAGGTTGGCAATAATATAATTTGTTTTCACCAGTACCATCATTAGCTGGCATTTCTCTATATCCACCTTCAGCCATTAAGCTAATAGTAGCATGACAACCTAACGTATTTAACATGCGAGACACTCTAGTAAGAAAATCTCTATCAATCGAAGAAATAGCAATAGCACCTTCTTCAGAATTTACACAACCATCGCTATCAATTAAACCAGCTAAATAACGTAATCTATGATATACTGCATCACCAGCATCTGGCACTATTTTCTTAGAAAGTTGTTTAGGTAAGCGAACTGTATCACGTTCCAACCCTTCGGTAATAGTGCAACCAGACGACTTAAATACATCAGCCAATTCACGTTTTTCACCATACAACCAAATTAATGGTTTATTTTGTACACCATCACCCGCATAAAAACCATGAATATATGGGTCAAAACTTTCAGCATAATAGATGCCCATAGCACATTCTTGCTGTTCAACAACAGGGAATTCCCATTTTTCTAATTTATCACCAATACATAATTCACGAGCTTCTATACGAGAACCATCTTGCATAACAAATTTATGATAGTCAGTACATTCTAACTCATTACCATTAGAAAATTGAATACGCATCATAGGTTGGTCGTAACCAGTTACTCTAGGAGTTACTACACTCCAATCATAGCCATTCCATACTGTTACATCTTCATCTACAACATCTTTAATCGGAGTGTAACCATACTCTTTAGTTAAGATTTCAGTTGTACCAGTTACGCAAGGATTACATATATCAAAATCTTTACGTCTTTCTTTAGCGGTAGATGCGGAAATAAATCCGGGTTCCCCAGTCTCTTTAATAGACTTCATAAGAATTTCAAGCTCTTTACGGCTTGGTTTTTCGGTTAAATACATAGAATTGTTAGACATATAGCGGAAGTAATGTTCTGGGTCTAAATTCTCTTTAGCATGTAACATTTCTTCGTCATCAGGACTAAACAAAATAAGTTCTGCTGTTCTACGTGTACCACCTGCAACTACGTTTTGACCAACGATATTACACATATCAGCCACATTTAACGGACGTAATTTACCATCTGTACTTTCTTTAACGATAATTTTATGTAATTTTTCAAACATTTCTTGCAAAGATTTATATCCACTAGCATAACCACCAAATGTTTTAAGAGGAGCACCTTGAGGTCTAATATAACTGTAATCAATAGAAATAGATTTAGTTACATCATCTGTCATAGTAGTTAAGTATGCAGTTAATGCTTCACACCAACCCTCTTTACTATCACCAACAGTAATGATTACACTATGACCATAGTTAGACACTTTAGTATGTTCTAATGTAGTGCCTTGAGGAATAGGAGTTTTAACATGGTATAACTTTTTAAATGTATCAAATTGAGGAAGTTTAGCAATATCTTCTTTTAATACACGGCAACCAACACCAGTACCAACCATCAATAGATAAAACAATTCATGGAATGAACGAATACTGTCCATCACAATACCAGAACAATTATATGCCGCTAATGGTGTTTTTTCTAATGCTTCAGTACCACCCATCCATAACATACGACCAGAAATACGTTGTCGTAAGTTGAACATATTATCAAATAACGCTTCTGGTTCACCATCTGCTGTAGGTAAATAAGAGCAGTTACCATTAATAGCACGAGCACATGTTTCTTTCCATGTTTCACGTCTATTTTTATCTGGCAACCAACGAGAATATGTACGGATGTATACAAACTTAGCTAACTCATCCATACATTCTGGATAATCAGGGTATTTATCTAAGAACTCTTGAGTGAGTTTATGTTTACTACGTGCAATATCACGTTTTGTTTTGTATTCGATGTAATTAATAGCGGCGTCAGAATATCCATCATCATTCAATTTACGATAGATAATTTTTTCTAATTCACTAATAGAAATATCACGTTTCAAATCTTTGATAACATCCCAAACATGTAAAGATACTTGGAATGGTTCTGCTAACATAGTAGGTTCCATTACCATATATGTAGCGAACATTGCTTGCTCTACTGCTTTTTCAATCTTAGAACCTAAATATTCTTGTCGTGTTCCATCACGTTTAATTACTTGCATATTACACCTCATCATATAACAACTTAAAGATTTCTTTATCACATGGATATTGTTCACCATTTACACCGATGATAATTTTATCACCTTTATTGCAACGTACAACACCATTTAATGTAAATACCATTTCGCCTAGCTTACTTTCACGGAAACGAAGTTTATTTGGTTTATGAATACAATCCTGCCATTTAAACCCTTTATCAGGACCAACAACATCATGTTCAATATCAGCAATAATTTTAGAAATTGTATATGGTGGCTTATGTCGTAATAAAAAAGTACACAGAGTAGTCATGATAATTTTAGGTAAATGGATAATCTGCCCTTCTACATTAGAACCAAAAATATTCACATTACCATCTAAGATAATAAAACTTTCAAAACCTAGGTCTTTCATTTGTCGTAATAATCTTACTACATTTTCTTCTTGTGCTATCAACATTATTTTTTCTCCTGTTCTTTTTGTTCTTTTAATTCTTTAGCCATATAATATGCACGTGTAGAATAGCACTGACCTAATAGTGTATAGAATAAAATAATACATAGCATTGTTTGGATGCCACGTGGCATGTCTAAATTAAGAATATAAAAAACGATGGCTATAAAGCCAAAAAAGATAACATTAAAAAATTCTTCTAATGTTTCTTTGTGTTTTTTGATAAAGTTGACGATTTTCTCTTTCTTGCTTTCGGTTGTGTTTCGCATATTGTTACATCCTTTTCATGATACCACTTCGATTTACTACCAAAGACTGAATAAAAATATTCATCTTTCTTTGGGTCATACTTCACTAAGCCAATACGTATTTCACCATCAGGTGTATTAATATGTGTGCCTAGTTTAATTTCTCTATTTTTAGAACTCATATTTGCCTAACACCTGCCCATCATATGTTAATACTAATGCTTGCATTTGTACAGCATCACACATTAAGTGAACCTTTTGTCCTGTAATAATATGAAGTTTAGTTGCTTCTTCCATACAAAACTGAATGAAAGGCACTTCGTAACAGGAACTTATATAATCGTATTCTCTTTGCGTCATGCTCTACCCACCAACTTTTCTCCAACTACTGACCGGTTTTGTCTGCATACGTTTTCATAGACAAGTTTACAGTCAAAGTAAATACGTTTCAAAAAATCTATTTGTGTTTGTACTAGCCTTTGTTTGTATTGCACGTCAGCGTAATTCTTCCATACATCTAATACAACTGGGTCAGATATGGCAATACGGTCACCCTCTGTTACCTTATTAGAACTTTCTCTACTCACTTTAGCTTGTGTCGCCTTAGCAGTTTTTTCTAAATTACTCAATAATTTAAGTAACTCATGAGATAATTCTTCAAAACTTGGTAACAAAAGGGATGACTCTTTCATTAAATAAAATGCAGTGTCAGCATCATTATCTTGTAGTGTTTTATACATATCACTAATTTCATCAGACAATTCTTTAATGTCTTCGTATTGCACCATGATTACGCCTGTGGTCTTTCTTTAAAATAACTAGGTCGTGTACATACATCTAAATCTACAGTTAAATGTTGAATTAATTGTTTAGCTTCTTCTTTATTAGTAAACTTTGCAATTACTTCTGTACGACCATTAGATAAAGAACCTTTTACGTTATAACCTAGAATAAGGTTTTTGTCTTCATCATCATACACAGCAGAGATAAAGATGGATTGGCAATCTAGGATTTTATCAAATGTTTCATTAATTACTTTCATCAGCTTCACCACCTTTTTTCATTTCTTCAAATGCAACTTCTGTTTCGTGAATTAAAATATCAGCAATATCATCACGACCAGTTGCTTGTGTAAGAATATCGATAGTAGCCGCATTAGCAGTAGCAATAACTTTAATTAATACGTCCGCTTTAGCAATGTCTGTATCAAATCTTACAATATCATTTTCATCTAGTGTAATATTAAAGTGTTGTTTCTCTTTTGATGGCATCGTATAACTCCTCTTTAATAAAAAATAATCTAGGTAGATACGGTCTACTAATTACAACCATATCACTATTATCCTGATTAAAATATTTTTCAATCTTTTTAAGACCTTTAGGTTCTTTAGGTATTGGCTCACCAAATTCCACCTTATTGATTAACGCTTCAAATAAATCTTGACGCAACATATAAGCAAAGCCTATATAATGGATTGGACCATCTTCAGCTTTCTTATATAGTCCATCTGTATTTACATCACGTTTACTTTCAATGGTATATATTTTATCACCGATATCCCATTTTAAATCACCTGACATACGCTTAGCTATTTCACTATCTCCGTAGCCTTTAATAGCATTTGTTAGTTTAAAGGCACCAGAAGCAGGTACCGCATGTACTGTAAGATGTAGAGATTGTAAATATTTAAGCAAATCATTTTCTGCTTTTCTACCGTTACGACGGTTAGCTTTTCCTCTCTTACTTGCTGTAGTCTGCTTCTTAACCTTTTTTGCTAACTTGTATTCAAGTTTTTGTTCTTCTTGACGTGGTGATAAAATATTAGGGTTTTTTGGTTGATACAAATTATAGTTATCGCAATACCAACAACTATCCTTTGGAACCTTGCAATTTGTCTTTACTTTGCATTTCGTCAATCATCAAACTCCCTAATACGCAATAAACAATAATATCATGTAGTCGTTCTTGTGCATCAGGTAATGATAGTCCATGTTCAGCTAATGCTAAATCATGTTTACCTTTATAAACTAACATAGCGTCAAACATAGATTTTACACTACCATCACCGTGAACTAAACCAGCTTTACGGAAAGCAGATAAAATATCTTTGCCGTCAGAGTATTGTTCACTCTTCTTTACGAATAGGTCGATAATCGTATTGAGTTTGTTAGTAAAATCTTTCGTTTCCATTATAACTCCTTAGCTACTGCTAATAACATCGCTTGCACTTCATCAGGTAAATCTTCAAATGCAACTTCATCGCCATTTGTATCATAACAAATACCTAACTCACAATCACATTCAAAATCATCGTCTTCGATTGGTTCACCAGTGAATGCATCGTAACCAGCTTCATTTGGGTCTTCATATACTGGTTCACTTTCAATATCATCAATAGTTTTTTCTAGGTGAGTGAGCATTACGTCCATAAATGTTTCTGCACTTACACCAAAGTGTTTTGCAATAATATTAGAATAAATTACTGTTAATTCTTGAGGGGTGATACCATCAATATCAACTTCATAACCTGTTTTGTTTGTAACTACTTTTAAATAACCTTTACTGAATTCCATGTGCTTTCCTTCCTTCTTCACAAAAATTCCATACATTACAATAATCTTTACATTTTCTGCCACCCCATGTTTCTCTATGTCTACATGGCGGAGGCAATACGTTATTTTCTAACGCATATATTAAGTCCTGACTTTTCTTTCTCATATATCTTTCGACCCAAATATCTGAGATTTTATTAATCGGGACTAAATAACTTGGTTCTGTAATACCACGGCTAGTTGCTATGTGGGTATTACCATCACGTACTAAAATTTGACAGCACATATTAGCTACTGGTAAACCGAGTTTCTTTTCGATTTTCATACGATAATCATTTAGCTGTACTGCTAAGTCAAATCTTAAATGTGGACCATCTTTGTATAAAACATTAACTGTTTTCTTCTGACCTTTCTTAGCACCAGATTTATAGATATAATCAGTCTCTTCTCTTTTCATATAATATCCAAGAGTATGAGCTGCTTTATAACTACCATAAGTTTTAGTATCAACTAATGTCCCACCATTTTCAGGTGTGTAATAATCAAATGCACCAGTTGAATAATCATCTTCGATACGTATTTCTGCAACTTCACCATGTTCGTTGCCAATATGACTTTCTAAGCCACCATGTACTTCTGTACCAAATAACATGAATACAGAGTCCTTTGGACTAATATGATAGAATTTAGTGAGTTCTAAGAATACTTCACGTGTACCTTTTAATAACTGAGTAGTGGATGGTTTACCTGTCCATTTGCGTTGCTCTGAAATAGCACGTAATGTTTGTAAACTCATACATCTACCAGCAGGTACCCAAGGTTCTCCATTACTATCATATTCACCACATAATCTGCATTTAGAAAGGCAATCTTTTATATTTGTTAGTTCTCCATCAGGGCATTTATATAATGTATATGGCATTTCAAATCACCCTGTCTTAATATTCAAAATCTCTTGGTCCAACTGTCCAACAAGAACCAAAATCAATATAATTACGATTATTACGACGCATCCATTCTAACTGTGAACCTGTTGGACCATAATCCTTACCATCAAAGGTTCTTTTATATTGTTTGTCTTGATATTCTTCTTGAATTGATTTTACTTCTTTCATAATAGCCTCCTTATATTATATATAATAACATATTATTAATCAGTTGTCAACACTTCTTCTAATCTACAAGTCTCTACATTGTACTTTAGTTCAAACATTGGTGGACCGCTCATGCCATCACGTGCTTTCTCTACTTTACAACGTGTAATATTACGAAGTTCTTGCTGTTTCTCTAGTGACAAATTAGGTGCCCTATCGGGTCTCCATATCATCAGAATATAATCAGCAGATGCTTCTAAATCACCAGTCATTCTTAACTGGTTCATTGTAGGTTCTTCATACGTATTACCACTACGATTAAGTTGTGATAGCATTGTGAAAATCACATTGTATCGCTTTGCAATACCTTTCATCATCAAGGCTTGTTCACTTGCACCATCGTAATCACCTGCACCTTTTAAATAGGTAAAGTAGTCAACAACGATAACATCAACTCCACCCTCCATAATATTACGAGTGTTAATTGTATTAATATAACGCTCAATATCATGCATAGATAAATTGTTCTCATCTACAATATATAACTTTTTACCTATTTTGTCAAGTACTTGATTGACCAAAGGGTCTCCTTGTATAATCAATTCTTTAACTTCTGATATACGTTTTTTCAGTATCTTACATACAATACGTTCCATAATTTTACCACGTGGCATTTCTAAACTAAAGAATACTACGTTAGCTTTATTCTGAACTATTTGTCGTAAGATATACTCAATAGCAATATCAGATTTACCACTAGATGAATACGCACCAATTAAGAATACTTGTCCTTTTGATACACCACCAATACAGTTATCTAATAATTGGAAATGTGTTGGATAAGTACCACGCTTATAAATATCACGCAACTGGTTAAGACTACTAGAAGCATCATGTAATGTTTCTAATAAATCCTGTTCAGATGATACACCACTATCAAAGTATGCTTTCAAGTCAGATACATCACGGTTCCAAATTTCGCCTAATGCTTGAATAGCTTCGGCTCTAATCATAGGAGAACGTATTGTTTTAAGGAACGACTCTGCAACTACATATTGTTCTTCAATAGTTTTATACCTTTGAACTAGCTGTTTGATAACAAAAATATCAATATGTTCTGTAGGTAAATCAGCTAATTCATAGCCAGCACATAATAGGTCATTAATATCTTTACATTCTTCAGGCATAATCAATACACGGATATTAGCCTTTGGTAGCATTGATTGAAAATGGTCTCTAGTACGTGGTAAATGTTTTACACCAGCTTCATCATTATCAGGACATATTACAATCGTAATTTCTTTACGAATAAAGCCTGCTAGTTTTCTAATCTGGTCTCTATGTAATTCGCTACCACAATACGCTACAGTAGGTTCACCCATTTGATGACCACTCATAGCATCCATATAACCTTCACATACGTATAATCTATCTTTGATTTTCTTTCTAGCTAAATCAAGATTAAACAAGAAAGAGGACTTCTTATATAGAATACTATTAGGAGTATTCTTATATTTAGGCTTTTTATTAAATTGTCTAATTGCCATACTGACATATTGACCATGTTCATTACGTAATGGAATTGTTAGACAATCAGAATGGAACCCTAAATTAAAGTCATTAATAGTACTATTAGTTAAACCACGTTTAGCTAAGTACTCACCAATGGCACCAACATTTTTGTGATACATATCAGCTTCCCTAGTGAAACGCATTTCTTCACTAGCTTCTAGTTGGTATTCTTTATTGTCCTTTAAACTAATATTACATTCTTTTGCTAGTATTTCTGTAGCTGCACGATAACTAATCTTTTCTTTATCAGAAAGGAAGTTGATTACTGTACCACCACATTCACAACTAAAACAATAGAATGAATTAGTATCAGGGAATACCACTAATGTTTCTGACGTATCATCACTTTCATGTAAAGGACATTTACCTTTCCAGTATCGACCACTCTGGTGCAGGTTAGTATATTTACCAATGAAATCTATAATATCCACTTGTTGGATTATAGTTTCCGTAATATTCATATACACCTCATAAATTTAATACATCATCTAAGCTATAAGTGTCAGCACGTTCTAATTTTACCGATTTCATTTCTTTTTCGTTATGTTTTTTAATACGATACAACCTATATTGTTCAGCATCTTGGTACACTTCTGTTAGTGTCATAATACTTTTCTTTGGTTTATCCTCTAAATACCGCAATAACTTTTCAAGAGTATTTTCATCTTGCTTATAGAAATGAGCCCTTAATTTGAAATAGGAGGGATTGAACCTCCTATTAACAAATATAGGTTCAGTAGAACATTTTTCCATATATAACCTAGTTATTCTATCAAAAATGTTAAACTTCTTTGTCATTATATCACCGCATAAGAAATATAACGTGAGCCTTTAAGTTTAATGCGTTCAACATAACCATGTTCAACTAATGACGAAAGAGCACGCCACACTGTAAACCTATTTAGATTAATACCATCTGCGATTTCATCACAAGTTATTTTGATAAATTTTTTGCCAGCCATTACATACCCACGCTCATCAGCTTCTTTACGAATGAAAGCATGAACTAATGCCATAGACAATCTATGAGTATGTAGAATATCTAAATCAATAGTTAATTCCTTAACCATTTAATTCACCTAATCTTTCTTGACACGCTTTCTTAGTATCAGCATCAAAATTAGATTGTTCAACTACCCAACGTAAATAATTTACATCGCTTACTTCAGTAATTGCTTTATTTGCGTATTTACCTTTTGTAAATGTCGGAGCAGATGTAGCCGTGCTTGTTTCTCGTGAGTCATAGAACTCAACATCGTTGCTTTGTACCTGTGCACCTGTGAAGCCTTTAGGTAAAGCCCAAATAGGCAAACTAGGAGGCTCAAACCGATTATAATCTCCAAGTACAACCCAGCTTTCTTTTAAGTTATATAAATAACGACCAATACCAAATTGTACAGCCGCACGTTTCATACTATCAGAAATACCACCTTTAATTGGTTCAATCTTAGTATTGCTTGCACCATCTTCACGTGTTAATGTACGCCAACCTAAATCATCACCAAGATTAATAACGATGGTTAACCGACAAATCATGCCGTGTTCGCCACCAGCATCTACTGGTCTGAATTCTGGATACCAATTACCTACGCCTACTACTTGGTCTAAGCGTTCCATAATCGCACGGTTAGTTACATATGGTAATACCATTGCTTTCTTTCCGTCTTTAGATTTTTGCCCAATTCGCCACTGAATATCCTGTGGAGGAAAAGGTTCTCTTAACTCTTCAAAGATTTGTTCTACTGTTTTTTCTTTCATCGTATTATCCTTTCTTAAAAATATAAATGTTCGGGGAGGCTTGCTCCCCTCGTGGACAATCTCAGTCTACCACCCCATGCTCAGGCTGTCAAGCGGTTCACTGAGCAGGCATCGACCACCACACCGTCACTAATTCGTAGTGCGTATACATTTCCTTTGACAAACATAGTAAAATCAACTTCAAAGGTTACTAATTTTTCTACGCCTGTAGGTGTCTGTGCAGTTAGGAATGCATATGGTTTACCTTTTTTGGTTTTACGTGCAGTAACAGATAATATAATAGCTGGTTTAACATTTCCTACGCAAATACTTGTATCGTATTCGTCAAAGATACTATGGAACGTATAACCTAATACAGCTAACTCCATTGCACCTTTACTAAGATTATCTTTATGATTACTATCAAATACATAATCGCCTTTAGATTTACGCTTGTCTTTCAACCATTTTATGTATTGCATGTAATCATTTCTATCACCACCATCATCAATAGCACCACTATAAATTAAGCCTTTTAATTGTGTCATATTCATTGACTGGTTAATTTCTAAGAATGTTTTACCACGCTCAGGCGTAAATGATTTTAAATTACTACATCCTGCTATTGCACCTAAACCTAAACACACAACATTCTTACCAGTAGTACAAGTTATATCACCATATATATCAGGTGGTATAATATTAATACCATGTTTCTTGGCATCATTAATAAATACTGATAGCTTTTCTTTATCTCCAAAATTCATATCAAGAATAGATGCATAATACGCTTCTGGGTAATGAGCTTTTAAATATGCACATCGCCATGCAGTTAAACCATATGCTGCACTATGACCTCTATTAAATACATAAGAACCACAAGCAATCATTTGTTCTGCAATAGGACGAATAACATCTTCACCAATACCATTTTTACCTGCACGCTCAACAAATTCATCAACAGCGGTATTAATTTTATCTAATTCTTTACGACCAATAATACGTCTAAGAGTATCAGCTTCACCCATTGTATATCCAGCTAATGCTTGCACAATCTGCATAATTTGCTCTTGGTATAAAATAACACCTTCTGTATCTTTTAAAATTGGCTCCAGTAATGGGTGTAAATATTTAACAGGCTCTTTGCCTTGTCTACGTGCTATAAATACTTTATCCATACCTACATCTAATACCCCCGGTCTTCCAATAGCTACAGTATCGACTAAATCATACACACTTTTAGAATGAATATTAGTAACGATGTTAGTCATGACATCAGACTCAATTTGGAATATACCAGTTGTATTACCAGCCTGTAATAACTGTGCAGTCTTGTCATCTTGTAAAGGGATGGAATGTATATCACAATCTTTGACACGCTTTAACACATCGTCAATAATATCTAATGTAGCTAACCCAAGAATATCTAATTTAAGAATACCTTGTTTTTCTAAGATATGGAAATCTTCTGCCGCTACATATTGCCCATCTTGATATTCAATAGCACACCATTGAGCAGGGTCGCTAGGGAATACAGCTACTGCACTAGCATGAGTACCATAGTTTACTAAACGATTAACTACTGTGCTAGCCATTTCTCTAACTTCTTTATCTCTAATATCACTAATATCATTAATATTTTTAGATATAGCAGTCATATCAGATGCTTTTCTTCCAAGTACTCTACCTGCGTGTTGTACTGCTGCTTTAGGTCCTAAGAAACCAAATGTACGTACAGGATAAGCGTAACCATATTTATCTTGTACATATTCAATAATTTCTTGCCGTCTACTTTGTTGGAAATCACAATCTATATCTGGGTTGGTAACACGCTCAGGGTTAGCAAATCTTTCAAATACAAGGTTATATTGAATTGGGTCAATTTCTGTTATCCCCATTAAATATGCAACTAAACTACCACAAACAGAACCACGACCTGCACCAGTTCTCATACCATTTTGTTTTGCCCATTGTAACATATCATGGATAATACAAAAATAATTGTTATAATTAAGCTGATTTAATACGGATAATTCATGTGTTATTTGATTAACGTATATATCCTTATTTCCTTTCTTTGCAATACGATGTAGTTTATATCCATCTGCACAATGGTCTCTTACGTATTTAGCAGGGTCTTTAACAGGGAATACAGGATAATGGTTTTCACCAAATGGTATTTCTACATTACATTTATCAATAATCTTTTCAACATTCTCATAATATTCTTGATTAGGAATTACTGCTTTAAATTCGTCAATAGTCCACATATGATAATCACGGCTACCATAGTATTCTAACATATGATTATATTCTTCTTGGTATTTCTCTTTAGCTTTTTCAGTATAAGCATCGTCAATTTGTGCCTTTTTATCAGCTAGTGTTCTATCTAATAATAAAAAATCACGATGAGCCTGCATTTGTTCTGGATAAGCATAATGACTATCACCAGTAACGATGATAGGAATATTATATTGTTTGCCAAGTTCTTCTACAACTTTATTATATTCCCATTGTAATGGAAAATCATGTGGCTGTACTTCTAAATAGAAATCATCCTTAAAAATATCAGTCATAATTTCAATAAACTCATCCCTTAACAGTTCATTACGCAATGGACCAGCTACACAAGCAGTACTTACAATAATACCATTACTATATTGCCGTAAAGCATTATAATCAATTAATGGTTTATAGTAGTGATGATAGGCACCAAATGTAGACAATCTACGTAAATTATATAAACCTTCTGTATTTTTTGCCAATAAAATAAGATGGTAATTATCACGTGTTTTAATATCTAAATCATATGAAAAATATGCTTCCATACCAAGAATGGGTTTAATACCAGCTTGTTGACAAGCTAAATAATGAGAAGTTAAACCTGATGTAGTGCCGTGGTCTGTTAAAGATACAGCTGAATATCCTATTTCTTTAGCACGTTGTATACGTTCTTCTAAAGATGAATACGCATCACGCCTACTATAAAAGCTATGACTATGTAAATCTGTAAAATTCATATATTTACCTCGTATTTTTCTATATCACAATGATTTTGAATAATATTGCAAATCATATAGCGGTATATAGAATACTCATATTCTTGAATTAATTTTTTAAGT